CACGGCCGCCCCAGCCGCAAGACGCAACAGCGATAGGTGCGGCTTACTGGCAGGCAGATCCGTAGGCCTCGGCTCTAGCCGCTTCCCCGCCTCGTCGAGCCAGTTCCCCAAGTCCTGCAACGCCGCGGCAACCTTCACCGCTCGAGTCCGCCGGTCGTGCGCCTTGCACGACGAAATCGCATAGCCCGTGTGAAAGTCCATGACGCAGCCGCAGCCGAGCTCAACCTGCTCCAACCCGCCGCTCATGACGTCAGCCACAGGCAAAAGACGAACACCAAAAACCCGATCAGCGCCAGCCTGACGGCGTAGAATCCGAGAACATGGAGGAAATCGCCATGCTGACCCTGCTGTTTATCTTCGGCGGAATCGGAATCCTCGGCCGAATCGTGATCATTAAGCCGTAGGGCTCGCTCGAGCGGGGCCGGGTCACTCCGGCCCATGACGGTTCGAACGTCTTGCCGAAGTGCCGGCAGGCCTAGTTTTATAACTTCCTCGGGCGCCAGGTAGTAAACGTTCATTTAACACCGTCATCGAATTCCGCCGAGCACGGGGAGCAGAAGAATCCCGCGCCGGTCTTGTAGCCGTTCTCAGGGGCCGTCTCCCGCTTGCACCGGGCGCAACGCTCCAAAGGCTCTGCGACGTTCGTTGAACCGCATTTGGTACAACCCCAGCCGTCCGGCGTCCGACAGGCAAGCGGATGCAAGCATTCCTCCGTCCTCCAAACCTCTGCCGGGGTCAAGCCGATCTCCTCGGCTTCTTTGACTCTCGCCAGGTAGTCTTTGAAATCATCCGCGCTCGGCATTGGCTTTCCTCGCTTTCGGTTTCGGCTTCTCCCGGTATCCACCGCAGTAGCAACCCTCGTGCGAGCAATAGCCGTCCAGACCGTGATAGCCGTTCGCGTGGCCGCAGGTGCAAGGACGGCGCTTGCGGCGCGGGATCACGGGATCCGATCTTACGGATGCGTCGAATCGAGCCCGCGATAGCCTCATAGTCCCGTTTCGTCATGACGTTACCCGTCCTTTCAGCCATCGTACTCCCTGCGTGGTATCTATCTACGCCTACCAATACGCACTGTCAAGCGAAAAGATTCCCTCAAGGACGAATTATTTTCAGACCCCAAAAGAAAATCCAAAGGGAGTATCCCTGTCTGAATCTCAGACAAACCCGTACCATCTCAAAACAGAAATAGACAGGGTACACAAAAGTCTGAATCTCAGACAATTCCAGAAAATGGACAGTCGGAACGGCAGACTCGTCTGCTTGTGGCAGCCTCGGAGCGCCATTGTCTGGATTTCAGACTTTCTGCCAGCCCGCGGAGCTTGAGGCGTAAGTTACGTCCGATAACGTGCATTACGTAAATACCATATCGCTGCACATAAAGGAGTTATCGCTTTACATAACTGACGCTTGAGGCGTAAGTATAAGCGGTAGTGGTCGCGGCGCGCTCGGGGCCTCCGCCGGCCATGGACCATGCCCAGCCCCCCCATGCCACCCCCCAAAATGCCCACTGGTGCCTGTGGATAAGTCGCCTCGCGTTAGGGCCAAAGTTCCCAAAGTTCCCACTGGTTCCCGAGTGGTTCCTTGGAACTCGACCATTCTATCGGTTCCCCAGTTCCCTCCCCTTTAGGGGAACTGGGAACCGGGAACTGGTCTTTGGAACTGGAATTTCAGTTTGAAGTTCCCTCCTCTGGCTCGCGGCTTATGAGCTTGTAGAGCATGCCGCGGCCGGAGGGTGCTGGGTAGACGTCGAGTTTTTTTTCGTCGACCAGGGCGGAGATGGCTTCGAATTTGTCTGTGCGCTTGCCTTTGACGAGTTCGCAGATGGCGTTTTTGGAGAGGGGTGGTTGGCCTTTTAGGGCGGCGCGGATTTTTAATTTAATTGGGCCGAGGCGATTATTATTTTCGGTGGCTGAGGCGGAGTCGATTTCGGCTTCGTCGACTTCGAGGAGGGAGCAGGTAAATTGATCGTATCGGAGGGTGACGTCTTGGGGGTGTGGTTTACCGAGGCGGTTTTTGGCCCACTCGAGTCGGATGAAGCCTGTCTTCTTGTCGGGGAGGGAAAGGAAGAGGACGAGGTCGGCGGTGTACTCGAAGTCGCCGCCCATGGATCCTGCGAGTGGGACGGTGTTTTCGTCTTTGCGGCGGTACTTCCAGGAGGCTCGGTTGGCCTTGGACGAGAGGAAGACGATGGCGCGTCGGCGGATGGCGAAGGTGCGGCACATGGCGCCGATGATCTCTGGGACGGTCTTGTCCTCTGGCGGATCTCCGAGGCCGTGGCGGATGACCTGCGCGGAGTCGACGAAGACGACTGGGGTCTCGGTTTTGGGGCAGGTTTCGGTGACGTAGTCGAAGAATCGCTTCAGGGTGGCTTCAGGATGCTCGGGGTTGACATGGGTCAGTGTGACCTCGGCGAGTAGCGTTTTGGCTTCCTGGGCCATCTCTGAAGGCTTGCGCTCGACTTTGGTTCGGTCGAGCCCGACCATTGAGGCGATGGAGACGGAGACGTCGTGCCATCCGGCGTCGGCCATGAGGGTGTAGACGGGGTTGGTCTTGGCCATATGGAGCATGGACTGGGCAAGCAGGAGGGACTTGCCGGACTGTGGCGGGCCACAGACGAGGATCAGTTTGCCGGCCGGGATGCCTTCGTGGCGGAGTTCGCGGTCGATGAAGGGGCAGCCTGTAGGAACCGGGTCTCCGACGAGGGCCATCGTCGCGATGACCTGATCGGTCGACAGGGACCAGGGCTCCTGGTCAGAAGGGGACGTCGCGCCAGTCGTCGAGTTCGGGGTCTCGACCTTCGGGGCGTTTTTCGCCTTCTCGATCTGGCGCCTGACCTTCGCCGCGAAGTCGAACTGGTCTTCCTTCGACACGGTCGTCACCCCTTTTCGACAGCACAGGCAGCGATTTTCTGAGCTCTTGCGCGAGGACTTGAAGGTTTCCGGCGAGACGCTCGGCTTCTTCGCACAACACTTCGTCGGCTAGGTATTCGTTGGGTTCGACCAAGAATCGGGAGAGGAACTGACCACACCAGTCGACGGCGTTGTTGGCTCTCTCACAGGCGTTGAGAAGGCGCAACAGGGCGATGCGCTTTGGGTCCGACGCGGGGTAGAGCGTGATGATGAGCGAGCCGATGCCCTGCTCGTCGATGATCTTCTCGGCTTCTGCGGGTGTCACTTCAGCCGCCCGTGGAACCGCTGCTGACAGTCTCGGGAGCAGAACCGCTGCCACGGCCGGTTCTTGACGAACTCTTTTCGGCACTGCCGGCGGCGACACTTCACCAGCACGACTGGCCCCGCGGGTGTCTCATGCACGCATTGTACCTTCGGCGAAGATTCCATGTTCAGCACTCCTTTGCTCACGGCTCTTGCGGGTCGATGCGCTCGGCGGCGCGCTCGGGAGCGGTCGACTCTGCCAGTTTCGTGTGATCGTACGGGCATTCACGCGGGTCGAGGTTCTGCGGCTCCCGCTCAGCAGACACCCTACGGAATGTGTGCGCCACGACACTCTTGGCGCCGTCGGATATCCCTGTCGAGTAGCCTTCGGTCTTGCCCATCTGGTACGCATCCTCGAGCGCCGACAGGATCCGACTGCCGATGTCGGCCCGCTGGTGAACGTTCATCATGTAGCCGCCGCGCACATGGTCCCCGACGAGTTGATTGATCCGATGCATGAAGGCTTTCCTGCGATCCTCGTTCATCTCATACCTCCCGTTTTGATGCCTCTACCGCCCGGTAGATTTTCCAGAAGTCGTCGACCGACTTCGCGACGTAGATGCGGCCGCCCCATTTGGCGTGGAACTCAAGTTGGGAATCCCGCATGCCGTCCTTGTCGGTCTCGCTGTTGCGGGCCTTCGGTGTCTTGACCTCGACCATGAAGGCGAACAAGCCTTGGGCAAACAGCCAGTCCGGGCATCCGTCGCCGACCATCGACAGGTCGAGCCCGGACCATCCCAGATTGCGGAAGAACAGTCCGCAGGCCTGGTGATACTCGTCCTTCCGGCAGGCACGTCTCACTTGTGCCACCTGGTTGGGATTTCAGCATCGCCGGCTCCCCACTCGCCTCCGCAGCGCCGGCACCGGAGCACCTTCCCGGCGAAGGTGGGGATCCCCATTTTGTGCCCTACGATCCAGCAGATCAGCCTACGCATCGAAGCCTCCAGAAGAGCCCCTCGGAGTAAACGGCCGGGCCTCTGGAGGGAGGGTAGGGGCCGCCGACCCAAAGGGGCTCACCAAGAGGCTCTAGTGCCCCGGCTTGATCAGCGGCCCGGTGGCCGGCAGAATCCCTCCCGACATCTGGGCCTTCAGGTTGGCGAGCATAATCGCGCCCAAGTCCTGATGCGGGCTGGCCTGCCAGGCTTCCCGGAAGGCCCGGATCTCGGCGGTGAGTTCCTGCACGGCCAGCACGATGTAGCGATACTCGATCGGAATCGCGTCCAGCTTCATGTCCTTGGCTTCCATCTCAGTGCTCCTTCAGGTTCTTCTCGGCCTCGACGACCGGCTTGCGGAGTTTCAGGATTACGCCCTTCAGCATCCCGTCGTACAGGATGATCCTGTCGCGCTCGCGGCCGTGGATGCCGCGGCTGTCGAGCAGCGCGAACATGCGCTCCTCGAGGCCCTCCAGCCACTCGACGGCGTCACCATCGAACTGGAAGTCGGTCGAGGTCTTGATCGCGAAAAGAAAAGATTCCGCGTCCTTGACGGTATTGCTCATTGTTCCCTCCAGAGAAACTGCGCTAACATCTACGCCCGATGGGAGCGCAAGTCAAGGCCCAACTCCCTCCCGCTGAAAAAACTCACCTGGAGAAAGCGGGAGACGCACAGGACAAGTTCGTCGCGACCATCGGCGACGTCGTTACGCGCAAGTTGGTCGAGATCCTGGAGAAGGGCGAGAACGAGGTCGCGAGAGTATCGGCGGCTAAAACGCTCCTCGACTGGATCCGTCCGACGAAAGGTCCCGGCGTGACCGTCAACCTGAACAACGCGCCGACGTATACGTCCCATCTGAACCTGCCGCCGCCGGAGAAGCAGGAGGCCGCGCCGATCGAGGTCGAGCAGGCGCCGCGGCAGAAGGTTCTGCCCGAGCCGGCCAAGCCGATGATCGCCGCGAACCTGACGCAGCGCACTTCCCTCGACGAGTTGCGCGAACTGAATGCCCAGCACGCCCCCGAGATTCCTTCTTCCGAGCTCCACCGGGCTCAGTCGCCTACGCCCAGAACGCCAGACAAGCCGCCATCGCCCGCGTCGATCAGGCCGTTTTCGTGAAGGTTCCCGGTCGCGGCGCGTGGGAGTCCTACAAGCCTAACGAGTACCAGAAGGCGTTTCACGAAGTACCCGCCTGGTCCGAGCGGATGGTCAAAGGCCCGATCGGCGGCGTGGGTGCCGGCAAGTCCACCGCCTGCGAGAACGAGCAGGTAGAACTCTGCCTCCGCATGCCCAACGGGATCTCGGTTGCGACGCGCAAAAGCCAGAAGCGGGCGCGGTTTGCTTTGGTCGACGACTACATGAAGATCCTCTCCGGGGTTGCCGAGTGGCGCGCCAAGGACGAGGCCTTCCGATTCCCCAACGGGCATCAACTGGTCGTCATGCCCTCGGACGACTACCAGCGGTTCGGCTCGCTCGAGATTTGTTCCTTCTTCATCCAGGAGGCGCACGAACTCGACGACCCGAAGATTTTCTCCACCCTCTGCGACCGCCTGCGCTCGCCCTACGGGAAGATCAACGGCGAGTACTACTACCGCGGCTACATCGACGCCCGTGGTGTGACTTCGTCGCACTGGATCAACCGGGACTTCATCGAGAAGGCCTGGAACTACGAGCGCGGCCCGGCGGCGCGGCAGAACGCATCGAATCCTGATTTCGTATACTTCCGGGGGCGCACCGAACAGAACCGACAGAATCTTCCCAAGGGCTATATCGAGGCGCTTCGGCGACAGCACAAGAACGACGTCAATTGGATCAAGGTCTTCCTCGAAGGTGAGGTGGGCTTCGATGTTGAAGGGCGAGCTGTTTTTGGCGACTCTTGGGATTACGACCGGCACGTCGCCGACATATCCGAGGATCCATCGCTGCCCATTCTGCGGTCGTGGGACTTCGGTTACAGGGCTCCCGCAGTCACCTGGTGGCAGTACACGCACTCGGGTCGGCTACTCCAGTTGCGGGAACTGTGTCCTGAGAACGTCTCAACCGACGAGCTCATTCAGATGGCTCAGGCACTTCAACTCGACCACTGGCGAGATCGGCCGCGGTATACCTACCTGGACTACGGTGATATCGCGGGCGAGCAGATCTCAGCCTCCGCCTCGTCCACCGACGTTGAGAAAGTCGAGACCTTCTTCGGCACCGCGCTCGAGTCCCGCAAGGCCCGCATCGAAGATGGGTTGAACGTGCTGCGGAAGTTGATGCGCGACTCGGTGAAGTTGCAGGGGCGCCTCGTCCCGCGCTTCGCCGTGGACGCATCCTGCCGCGTGTCGATCGAAGCCTACGCGGGCGCGTATTACTACAAGGACGGGCCGAACCTGATGGATCGGCTGCCGGTCAAGGGCACCGGCTACGATCGCGTGGTCGACACGGCGCGCTACGTCGGGCAACTGGTGATCGAGGAAGGCTACATCCCCACGCCGGCCGAACGCACGCAGGCGACCTCGCAGCCCAGTTACTTCGGGAGTTACACCGGATGAGCGTCACGACGCGCACGACCGACGCCTCATACTTCTCGCCGATGAGCGATGTCCACACGCCGCGCTCGGCTCTGCCTCCGTGCCGTCGCTGCGGCAACCCCTCGCTCGGCGGCGTCATGGTCGACATGGACAACTCCGCGCCCGTCGGGCGCCCGATCTTCACCGTCGAGTTCTGGTGCGGCGAGCACACCCCTGGCACCTTCGCGTTGATGAGCGATCGCCTCTACCCGGTCTATCGCATCTTGGAGATGCAGGAGCCGTGGCGGATGCGCGTGCAGCGGCTTGACAGGCAGCAGCAGGAACAGAGGTTGAAGACCTAATGGCCAACGCGAAGGACACGCTAGCGATCGGGACCACCGACGCGACCGACACTCCGATCCAGTCGAAAGACGTCACCGCCGAGTACGGCCGCTTCGCGACACTGAACAACCCCGGCATCCCGCCGACCGAGCCGCGACAGCAAGTCGCGATGTTCACGCAACTGCTCGAGGACTGCGAACGATACCGGCAGCCCTACGAGTTGGAGTGGATGCGTCTGTTCTCGCAGTACCACGGCTCGACCGAGACCGAGGGCAAGGCTGCGTGGCAGTCCAAGGTTCACGTCGCTTTGTCCAAGCGCGACGTCGACACGCTCGCCTCCAAGATCGTCTCGATCGTCTTTTCGGAAGAGGGCTGGTTCGACATCCTCCCGTCATCGCGAGCCCAGGATTACCTGAAGGACATCGCGATGAAGACGATCCAGCAGAAACTCCACGTCGGCCGGTATCGCGAGCCGGTCGAGACCTCGATCAAGGACGCGCTGATCTGCGGTAACGGGCCGATGAAGGTCACGCAAGAGAAGATGCTCAAGGCCCAGATGATCCCGGACTACCAGGCCGGGCCTCCGACCTACGGTCCTGACGGCCAGGTCAACGGCTTCTCCAAGGGCAAGTACCGGATGAAGCGCGGGATGAAGGAAGTCTCGAGCCTCCAGATGCGGCCCGTGATTCCGACGGACTTCTGGCTCGATCCTTCGGGGCAGAATCGTTTCGTGTTCCATCGGTCCAAGCGGCATCTCTCGGACCTGTGGAAATTGACGAAGCCTCAGATCGACCCGGCGACTGGGGTCGAGATCATGCCCGCGATCTACAACGCGGACGAAGTCGCCAAGATCCGGCCGGGATCACGCGACCGGAAGCTAGATCAGTTTGCATCAGTCATTCGCCGGGAACGCTACCTCGCCTACGAGGACATGACAGTCGACGTCTACGAAATCTGGGGAGACATTCCCGATCCTTCGACGGGGGTGACGCTGTGGCCGAATTGCTTTGCGACCTTTGTGGACAAGCAGTGGCTTCTACGCCCGCCGCAGGAAAACCCGTGGTGGCACCAGCGGATCCCCTTCATAGATTTCCGGTCCATGTTGAACCCGCATCAGTTGTACGGCTACGGGTTCTTGATGCAAGGCTCGCCGCTGCAAGCGGAGATCGACCGGGTCACGCAACTGGTCGTGGACAAGGTCAGCCTGTCGGTGGGCATGGTGGAAGCGGACACCTCCGCGGCGCGTAACTCCGAGGACTTCGGCGGCTCGCACCTGAAGGTCGACCCGGCGCGCATCTTCACCCGCAAGGGCGAGCGGCAAATCTTCACCCCAGTCAAACTCACCGAAGGCCCTACTCCTGCCGACATGCAGGTTCTCGAGATGCTTCAACGCTTCTACGAGATGACGACTTCGGTCAACGAGTTCACGACCGGGCAGAACCAGACGACCACGCGCAAGACCAAGGCCGAGGTCGAGATCAAGGCCTCCGCCTCGCAGTCTCAGTTCTCCGACATCGGGCAGTACATGGAGGAGCACTCGCTCTCGCCGTTCATCCAGATGATCTGGGAACTCTCGATCCAGTTCGACGGCGGGAACCTGAATCCCAAACTGCTCGACATGTTCTCGGACTCGCCGCAGGCGCAGCAGCTTCTGATCGCGTTCTCGCAGATGCCGGCGGAGGAACGCTGGGCGAAGATGAACCTGGAGGCGGAGTTCCGCGTCGACGGCATTACGCGCTCGGTCACGCGGCAGCAGCGGCTCGATCGCCTAGTCAACCTCATCAAGCTGTTCTCCGGCGATCCGGTGATGGGCGCGATCATTGACAAGCGGGTCATCGCGCAGGAGGTCATGGACGATCTCCAGATGCCGCGCACGATCATCATGGACGACGCGGACGCGATCTTGCAGCAGGCGATGGCGGCGACGTTGCAGAACATCGAGATGCAGTTGAGCGGGCAGGCGCCGCCTCCGGGGCAGGGTGGGCCTCCCAACGGCGGTCCCCCGCAGGGGCCGCAGCAGCAGCAGAATCAGCAGGCGCAGATGCCGCCGCACGGGCCGCCGCAGTGACTCCCGAGCGCGAGGCTGAGCTCGCCGCCCAGTACGGGTTAGACGAAGTTCCTACGCCGAGGTACGAGGATCTGCCGGAGCCCAACAAGCCGTTCAACACCAGCGGCCTCGTCACGTTCCACAAGACGCTCGCGCTCGTAGACCGTCTGCGGACGGCCGCCTTCCACCGTTACATCCACGACTCCTGCATCATCGACCAGACGATGGACGCCTCGGTCTGGAGCCCGGAACACAGCTTCACGGCGATGATCCGTACTGACGTCCCCCTGCCCGTAAACGAAAGAATCACAAGGGCTACCGGGATACAGCCGACAATGGACGACCGCGATTACTTCATGTGGCTTCGCGATGTCGTCTCCGAGCAGTGGACGGTTCTAGGCGCGAAGAAGATGGCTCCGCCATTGATCTACTGCGGCGGGGATCACTGGCGTCGCTGGTCGAAGAAGGAGCGACTGTCCGGGGCAAAACCCTTCATGGGTTTCATCGCCAAGTACGACTGGACGCCCGGAGTCTACGGCGCCGAGTACGGCCTGATCGTTCCGACCGGGCAGGCGATCAAGCCCTCGAATCAGGTAGTTCTACTCGCAGACGACTGACTTATGCTATTTTTATCGACGACTTGCTAAGGAGAACCAAATGTCGCTGACGAAGGCGGTCTCAGGATCCAACGCGCCAAAGGCTGATGGAGACAATTCCAAGACGAGCGGCTCCCTCGGCATGGTCGGGTTCACCCCCGTCGACTACCCCTCCCAGATGCCGGCCAAGTCCAACGCCGATCTGACCTCGCTCGACCAGGCCCCGAGCCTCGGAAACGACGGAACGAACATGAGCGCGTACGACGAGCAGAAGGCCGACATCTCCGGGAAGACCGGCAAGTAATGGCCGACCAATCGCCCGGCGTCGAATTCGTCGGCGTCAAAGGTTTCGAAGAGATCAAGCCAGCGGACCCTCGCGCCAACCAGGGCGACAGCGACGTCCTTCGTCTGAAGGGCAAGGTAGGCCCTCGCGACATCGACGTTCCCCAGGACGACCCGGAACGCGAGATGTGGCAGTTCGGTGATGTCCAGAGGCTCGATTCGAAGTACCTGCCCAAATGATCTGGCCCGCCGATACACCTCCCTGGCTGAAGGTCGCTGTAGAAGACATCGACGAAACGGCTGACCGACAGATCACGACCGACGAACCTGCTCGAGCCTGCGGCTTCAAGGCCGCGGTGATCCAGTTCAAGGAAGCCATCAACGCTGCGGCGGAGTCGCAGGAATCCAAGCGGCTCAAGGAACTCCACGACCTGACATGGGGGCCGGATGGCAAACCAGCTAGCTGAGGAGGTCAAGAAGGCCGAACTGGCTCCTCCCTCCGACGCGGAGTTGCGGGCGGAGTTGGATCGCGAGCGCCAGGCCCGCGCCACCGCGGAGCAGCAGGCTGGCTTCTACCGCGGCGCTGCGAGCGCCGAATTCAACCGAGCCGAGCAGGCGACCCGCTTCGCCACCTCTGCCAAGGCTACAGATCCACTCACCGATCCGTTCGCAAAACTCGCTGCCGAAGACCCCCTACTGGATCCGGAGAAGCGGGCTCGTCTGCTCGACGAAGGCGCCCGCTCACGCGCTCGCGAAGAGGCGCAGAAAATCTTCAACGAGGGCGAGGCTCGCCGGCAGATGGAGCGCGAGAAGGATCGGGCCTTTGGCGCCCTCGAGTCCTTCCAGGCCGCGCACCCCGACATCGCTGCCGACCCGGAGGGCTTCGCCGCCGCGGCCACGCGAGCTCGCATTCGCGCCGATGCCCAGAAGTTGAACCTGTCGCCGACCGGGATGCTCCAGTTGGCCGGGCAGATTTACAACGAGAGCAAGGCGCCCAGTTCCTCGGCTCCTTACACCGAGCCCGCGTCGGGCTCCCCACGTCCAGGAGGCCCGGTGAAGCCAGAGGAGCCGCCCGCCAAGTCGATGGCCGAGGAACTCTACGGCGCCGATCCGGCCGACTTCATCGACGATCGCAAGGTGCCCCTGGACAAGTACACGGAAATGTTTCTCGACGCTCGCAACCTGGATCTCGTCGAGAAAGAGAAGTTCCACAGTGGGATTCGCAATGTTGTTGGGGATATTCGAGCGGCCAAGGGCCGGAAAGCGGCTGGGAGGTAATTAGGCCATGTCCATGAATTTCGGGGTCAACACCTACGGCGGCTATTCCGCAACCGCCTCGATCGACGCGGAACTGCGGCAGCGCGCCACCCACACGACGTACTTCGAGCAGATGACGCTCGGTTGCGCGTCGTATGGCAAGCATCGCAGCGACCGACTGCTGATCGACAAGATCGGTCGGCTCAACACGTCGCTCAACACGGCGGGCATCGGCGAGGTCGACCCGGTCCCGGAGACCAACTTCCCGATCGTCCAGACCACGATCACCACGACCGAGTACGCCAACAGCGTCTCCTGGACGGAGCGTCTGGACACCTACTCGCAGTTCCCGATCGGCCAGATGGTCGCGCTCGCGCTGCGGCAGGATCAGATCGAAGGCATCGACAAGGTCGCCTACGCCGCCTACGGTCTCGGCCGCGTCTACTACACGCCGCTCACCGCCTCGACGGGCCAGTTCTCGACGACCGGCGCTGCCGGTGCCGTTGCCGGCTCGATGATGACCCCCTTCCACCTTCGCGACATCTCGGATAACTTCCGCAGCAACTCCATCCCGGCTCTCTCCGAGGGCTGCTACTTCTGCATCGGCAACGTCGACCACGTTCGCGGCATCAAGGACTCGACCGAGTGGGTCGAGGTCTCGAAGTATCACCAGCCGGACAAGCTGTTCTACTCTGAGGTCGGCAAGTACGCCAACATCCGCTTCGTCGAGGAGAACAACGCGACGGCGTCCCCCTCGGGCACGAACACGGTGGGATTCGCGGAGGCCTTCTACTTCGGCGCCGACAACTGCCTTCAGGCGGTCGCCCAGGCTCCGCACCTTCGCTACGGCATCCCGCAGGACTTCGGCCGCGATCGGCGCGAGGCCAGCTTCTACATGGGCGGATTTGTGTTAGCATGGCGGTTCGATACAGATTCTGAGGAGCACCAGATTCATGCATCTTCTTTGTAATCAATAGGTTACAAAGGAAAAGCAAGAAGCAAACGAAAAACAGTCAAAGCATCAGATAGAAGATATGTTGACGGTAGCGAGATTTGTGGTAGGTTTGGCGCAGGAGGATATCTCATGCGCCGAACGGACCCATCACAGTTCGATACCTACGTCTGCAAGAAGCACGGGCCTGACCAGAATCCAGTCATCTTCAAACGGAAAAACGGCTACATCCATCGGCGTTGCCGCGAGTGCTACAAGGCCATCCAGCGCCCGCTTAACAGGGCGTGGCTCAAGCGAAACCGGGTCTCCGTTCGCGCAGAGGTTCTCGCAGCCTACGGCGGGAGATGCGAATGCTGCTCCGAGCGTAATCCAGGATTCCTCTCGATCGACCACGTCAACGGCGACGGCAAACAGCATCGGGAGGAACTCCGTGGTATCGGCTCCGCAATCTACGCATGGCTCAAAGAGCAGGGTTGTCCCCGCGATGGGCGCTTTCGGATCCTGTGTCTCAACTGCAATATCGGCCGTTCCAGAAACGGTGGGGTCTGTCCGCATCTCACTTGGGTAGAGTCGTAAACAAGAGTCTCCGAAGAGGAGTTACGGAAGGAGTCGGCGATGAGTTGGTACACGCAGATCATCAAGAACGGGCTCAATATCGCGCCGTCGCTCGGCTCGCTGGATGCTACCGGCGCGAATGAGACGCTGAAGGTTACGACTCCTTCGGCGCTGACACCGGCGCTTCTGGGCGGCCAGAAGGTCTCGGCGCTTCAGCCTCAGAACGAGGTGTGGGCGCCGCTCGGAATTTTCTACACGGTGACGACGGGCATCACGGTCAACGCTGCGAAGGTGACGCTGCGCAAGAACGGCGTCTCGGCAGCGACTGGCGGCGTGGCTACGCTGCCGATCGTGGCGCTCGCGACGACGGTTCTCTTCGCGCCCTTCACGGCTTGGACGTTTGCGGCGGCCCCGGCCGCGGCGGATCAGTGGTCCGTGCTCGTCACGACGACATCCACGGCCGGCGTTGTCAACCCGGTGCTGCTTGCATACGTCACGGTCGGATACACGGGAATCACCGACGGGATCGCGATGTAGGTGTGAATGCTCACGCATAACGAGAAGATGATCGAGGCCCAACTCCGGGGTATCCCCGGAGTCGAGGGCGTCAAGGTCGAAGGTAAGACTGTCCGTCAGTTTGTCCAAGAGGTACTGGCGGATAGTCTGGCCCAACTAAAGAAGAACAAGCTGACCTGGAACAAGGGTCAGATGCCGGAGCCCAACGATCCGAAGAAGCGGGTTGGGAAACTTCGGCTCGACAAGACGTTCATCGGGCCGATCGGTCGCGGGCGCTACTACGTCCAGAACATGCGCGTGTTCTTAGCCAACGGTCAGCCGATCAAGGATCTCCGGTCTATCTCGGACAAGCCGATCAAGGAAATGGTCAAGCAGGGCGGGGGGACCGGCACGGTGCTTGAGGTCGAGTACCCGAGCGATCGGTCGCGGGTGGAAGAGGCGCTGCGCGCCTACGCGAGCCAGGCTGCGATGAACGATCCGAACCTGTGCCCGTACTGCTTCATGTTCTCCAGTCCAAAGCGCACCGAGATGACCAGGCACGTCTACGACAAGCATCCCAAAAACTTCAACGAGGAAATGGCGATGGCGCCGTCCGCGGACGACGAGGATGTTCCTACCCCCGATTCTGCGGAGCCCGAGTCCACCACAGCCCTGACTGAGTAGGAGGCGGCCATCGCTCGGGAATGGACCGATCTCTACTCGCAGATCGTCGGACAGTACCCCACCGCATTAGGGGGCGCAGGCCAGGACTCCACGCTGGCGCTCGCGTGCGTCCAGTACGCGAACTCGCTGTTCAACATGATCGACACCGACCGGCGCTGGTCGCTGTCGTATTCATCGACGACGCAACTGACGACCCCGGGCACTTCGCAGTACGCGATCCCCACGGGGATGACGGCGATCTCGCATTTCTACTTTTTGCAGGCGACGGCCGGCGCTCCTGTGACGTTGCAGAACTACGACATCCAGGAGTTGCGTCGGACCTGGGGTGACGGGCCGAACGCGCAGCAGGGCACGCCGCGCTACTACGCGGTGATCGGCAACAACGTCCAGGTCTTCCCGACGCCGGATGCGAACGGACCGTCGAGCGGCAACTACCCGCTGATCTTCGAGGGCTACACGCGGCTGACTCCGATCGTGCAGACGAGCGGAACCACGACCGGGGCAAGCGCGACTCTGACTGTTCCGTCGACCGCGTATCTGACGGCGAGGTCCGTGCCTTCGGTGGGCAGTTACCTTTCAGTCAGCGGCGCCGGCAATCCTGGGCCGAGCTCCGTTCCGGATGTTCACTTCACCAACTGGTCCGCGTTCGCCTCGCCGACCACCGTGACGATGGGAGCCAACGCGATCACGGCGGTGCCCGGCTTGGGCGCGAGCGTCTACTTCAACTCGTCTAACTGGGTCATCCAGAACTTCGACCATGTTGTTCTGTTCGGCGTCCTGCGCGAGGTCGCGGCATATCTGAAAGAGAACTTCCAGGTATGGAACGACCGCTTTAGCTTGGCGATGGACAACATGGCGCAGGAGGACGTCGACCGACGCAAGGACATGGAGATGCAGGGCGTCGGTCGGACGAACCAGAACCAGACGGAGTTGAGCGGCTACGGGCGTGGCGGCTTTTGGGGTAGCTGGGGCGCCGGGTACTTCTAGATGCCGGCCGAAATCGAGATTCTGCCCGGCGGCTTCGTCTCGTCCAAGCCTCGACACAAGATCGGGCTGAAGGGCGCGTCACCCTTCATCACGAACTACTTCACGATCGAAGGCTTTCAGAACCTCGTCTGCTACTACGGCGACATCGCCTGGCCGCTCCTGAACAGCACCGGAGACACAGTCGCGAGTTCGACCGTGTCTCCGTACTTCGGCAACGATGTCGTCGGCGGTCCGGACTTCAACGACCTGTCGATTCTGGGCGTTCCAACCTCGATCGTGCAGTGGGACCAGTCGCCGTTCCAGTTGTTCACGATGCTGAACTTAAACGGCGAGTTCTACTCAAACGAAGAGATTCTGCCGGTTAACTTCAACCCCCTGGGCACGATGTTCTCGGAGCCGTTCACGACGGCCGGCACGATCACCGTCACCGCCGGATCGCCGACGATCGTGGGCGCTGGAACAACGTGGACGGCTGATGTACTCACGGGCGGCTACGGGCTCGTCGACCTGAACCTGAACAAGATCGTGCCGGGAGACGTCCTGGTCGTCGAGGTCACAGCGGGCATTCGGTACGTGATGTTCCGGATCATCAGCGTTGCGAACAACACCCATCTGGACGTGTGGCCGACGCCGAGCGCGGCGAGTCCAGCCCTGGGTGCCGGCAAGAATTACAAGATCGTTCGCACGGGCTACGGCAGCCGCTCGAGGTTCATCGGATTCAACGTGCCGGATGGGAGCATCAGTTCCTACGGCTACTACGCGGGCAACACCTGGAACAACATCACGGCGCCTAACGCCAAGCACGGCGTCATCGAATGCATCCACACAACAGCCTCGCCGTTGGTCAACACGCACTACATGAGTCCCGGCACGGTTGACTCGGCGGGCGCTCCGGCCGGCGAGATCATGGCCGACGACATCGCCTACTACAAGAGTTTCCTGCTCTACGGCGCCGGTCCTGCGGTGTCGTGGTCGATCGAGGGATTCCCTACGGTGCTGCCGTTCGGGCAAACCGACTTCCCAGCGAAGAACACCTCCGTCGTAGATCCGGCATCAACCTTCGTGTCCTTCGAGTACCTTGGCGACCAGTTGGTCGCGATGTTCGAGGATTCGATGTGGCTGGTCTCGGCTACCGGGACCGTGCCGGAGTTCACCTTCTATAAACTCCCGGAGTTGATGTGCGTCATCAACCCGACGCGGGCTGATCCCACGGGTGTCATCAGGCTGAACAACGCTGGTCGCCCAACGACATCCGGTCGCGGCGCGATCTTTTACATCTCCAACCGCGGCCTCGAGGCGATGGGCGGCGGCCTTTCCTCGGAGGTGAGCGGCACAGTCTCGACAGCCATCCGCGGCATGTTCGGTCAGGTTCCCCTGACGGTCGGCTGGGATAACGGAACGGACACGGTGCTGATCCGAAGCGCCTTTTTCGACTCCAGTCATCCCAAGGCGATGCTGTTCAATTCAGCCCAAGGCGAGTGGTCGACCGTCAGTTACTTCAACGCCAGCGGCGGCCCGGTCGTCGCGCTGACCCCGAGCATCAAGCAGAAGGTCTCTGGAGCAGACCACACGCGACTCATCCACTTCGCCTACTACCAGAACTCGGTCACCACGTCCGGAAGCATCTTCTACGTCTCCGCGCTCGTAGACGAGAACACGCCACAAGAGGGGCGTGACGTCTGGCGGTGGGTGACGCCGGTCATTCCGGTCGGGCTCGAGTATCCCGACTTCTCGACGGGCGGGATCATCTTCGACTGCTACACCTTGAACTCTTCGGCGATCATCACCTGGAAAGCCTACGGGGGATCCTCGCCCTACAACATGGTGCTGCGGGATTCCGGTGGGATGACCGCGAGCGGGACGTTAGCCTCGCCTTGGGTCTCCACCCGGCAGCGGTTCGGCAAGAAGATGGACGACGCCTTCCAGATGTTCAGTGTCGAGAGTCTTCAGTGGTGCGCCCCGGTAGCCCTGAAGCTGTTCCCGTCCGACACGGCGGTCAAACGCTGATGGCCACGCCGACCGATCACTCACGAAGACTCCATCGAGAGGCCAAGGCGCGCAGGAAGAAGCAAAACCCTGAGCGCGTGAAGATGCTCCGACGCGAAGCGGCGCGGCGATGGAGAGCGAGAAACCCGGAACGCCACAGACTTGCGATTAAGAAATGGCGTGAAGCTAACCGGCAGAGACATCGTGACAATGCCTACTGGTGGTCCGCGAAAAAGGAATTCGGTATCACCAAGGACCAGTGGGACGAGATGCTCAGGTCGCAGGGTGGAGTGTGCGCGATTTGCTCGGTGCGTCCCGAAGAGGTCAACAAGCGATTTCACGTGGACCACGACCACGCTACAGGCAAAAACCGCGGACTGCTCTGCCACTACTGCAATCTCATGCTCGGTCAGGCGAAAGATAGCGCGACGAGGCTCCGCCTCGGGGCGGCCTATTTAGAGGCTCACCGTGGCTAATGATCCGCATTTCCAATCAATTCGTCGGGCGATCATCGCGCCGCTGTTCCAGGCTCCAGATTTGGAGACGGAAGTCCACAACATCGAGAAGTCCTACTCGCAGTTGGCGCAGGAAGTCATCCAGTGCCACAACCGGGTGTATATCGACCAGATCGCGGTGCCGGCGCTGTCGGCGTTCTTCACGGTGATCCTGCCGGCGCCGTACCCTGACACCTTCTACAGCCCGCTTTGCATCTTGGACTGGAACGCCTACGGGTACGTCTCAGGGATCACGGCGAACAATTTCACGATCACGTTCTCAGCAGCCGCGCCAGCGATTACTGGCGGTACAATGCGTCTGATCGTTATCCGCTAGGAGCGAACATGGCAAGCCTCACGCAGCAGCCGCAGTTGACGCCCCAGCCCAACCTGGAGCCGCCTGGTTTCAATATCCTGCGCGATCTCCTCATGCGGAAACTGATCGGCGAGGAGGCTGCGCCATACGGCTTCACTGGCTCGCCGCAGCAGGCGCAGGGGCTGTTCACGGGACAAGGGCGAGGGATGTTCAATCCCTACCAAGGTGGCTACGGGCAGCAGGCGCAGACTGGCGGCGGCCCGACACCGGGCTCGATGCAACTTCCCGGCGGCGGCGTCTACGGGCAGGAGCCTGCGAACTCGATGCAGACGATCATGGGGCTGTTGCAGGGCGGCGGTCAGGGCGGTGGTGGCGGAACGCAGGCGCCCCCTCCGCAGGCCCAGATGATGCCCAAGCAGGGCGGCGGCGGCATGTACGGCTTCGACGGCCCGGAGCTCCTCCGATGGCTGGTGCCGCGCCAGCACCGGGCGCGATGCGGCCGATGGCGCGTCATCCCCATCAGCCAGGCAACCCGCAGCACGCCGCCGCACTCAGAGCGATCCTCATGGCGATGATGGCCAAGCGGCGCGGCGGAATGCAGCGACCCCCGATGGGTGGTCCTCCGATGGGTGGCCCCCCGCAGATGGCGCCTCGCCCGATGGGCATGGACTCGCCGTACCACGACCAGCGCGGGCCGATGGCTCCGCTCGGCATGGACGCCGCGCCCTCCTACCCGCCCGGCTCGGACCCGAACTCGAGCGTCTCCATTTTGGGCGGCTACGGGAACCAGGGCGGCTGGCACCCCTTCAACAGCACGATGGGTGCCAGCCCCTACAGCGGAGATCCGAGCGCGACGATTGCGCAGATCATCCAGGGTGGCGGCGGTGGCGCGGGTGGAATCTCAGCGGGCGGCAGCGGATACAGCGGCAGCGGGATGGTTCGCCCGAAACCCCGTGAGGTCGGCAATCGGCAGCAGTCGATGGGGTGGTCGGTATGACCTCGATCGGCGGCTGGGGTTCTTGGGGCGGCAGCGGCGAATCGCCGAATCAGAACCCGAACAACATCTTCGGGAACCAACCCCAGCAGCCCAACACGCCGACGGACACTGGGGGCGCCTTCCCCTCCGGGCAGAACTCGCCTGGAAACTTCGGGCAGCAGATGTTCCCGTGGCTTCAGCCCTACGGCGGCGGCTTTACAGCTCCGATGTCCCCCTACGAGCAGAACGCGCTCGGCGGCTACTCCAACTTCGTTCAGGGCGGCATGGGCCTGAACAACGCCGGCAACTACCTGAACAACGAGCTCGGCGGCCAGTACCTGAACCTGAGTTCCAATCCATACCTCCAGCAGATCCAGCAGGGCGAGCAGGGAATCAAGGACTACAACGACCAGCAGGCGCTTTCCCGTATCGGCTCGAGCATGGCTCTGGGCGGTAACGCGCTCTCCGGCGCGAAACTCGGGGCGACCTCGGACTACATGCGGAATTCCAACAACGCCTTCGAGTCGCTGATGGGCCAGTTGATGAATCAGAACTACGGCATGGAGCGGGGCTTGCAGAGTCAGGCACCGAACCAGTTGGCGAATCTGGCGAACACCGCGAGCGGCGGCTACTCGCAGTTGTTCGGCATGGGCGCCTTGCCGCGCTCGCTTCAGCAGAACGACCTTAACGCGCAGTACCAGGACTTCCTGCGGCAGACCGGCGGGATGCAGAATGCCTACAACTCGCCGGATCAGCAGATTCTCCAAATGCTCTACGGCGGCGGATACCACGGGCAGTACCAGCCCCAGTACGGTTCGTCGACGCTCGATCAGATCGCGGGCCTGCTTGGCGGTAGCAACATCGACTGGGGTTCGATCCTCGGCTCTCTCGGCGGTCTCTTCGGTGGCAGCGGCGGCACTGACACGCAGGGCGCAGCCACCGCCACGGATGGGCAGGTAATCGGATACGACGCTACACCCGGCACGACCGGCCCGGCGAACTACTACGACAAGAACTGGTACTTGAACGCGCTGACCAACGCGGAGGCGCAGCAGGCTCAGTCGGCCGCCGCAGCCAAGAACGGGCCGAACACGACCGTGCCGGCGATTCTGACGCTGCTGTTGTCGATGCTCGGCAAGAGCGGCGGATCGAACAAGTCGAAGTCCGGCATCGGCCTCGGTGGCCCCGGCGGCGGCGGTCCCGGTGGCAAGAGCGCGGGCTCGAGCGACCCCGGCTACACGACCTCCGGCGGTCGGACTTACGGCAACGACAAGAGCTACTGGAACGCGAGCAATCAGAATCCCGCGGACCAGATGGGCGGCGCGAACGATCCGTTTGCAGACCCGTTCAACACGCCCGGCTCGCCCTATTACCAGGATCCGCTTTACGGCGGCGGCTACGGTCCGGAAGGGCCGGGCCAGAGTGTCGCGGACTTCATCAACAACTTGCCGCCGATCGACAGCAACGGGCTTGCGGGCGGCTACGGTGGCGATCTCTACGGTCCGTTCGGCAACTCGCCCAGCGACTTCGGCGGCGGTGGCGGTGACGGCGGCGCGAGCGACGTGCAGTTTGACGGGTACATGAGGTACTGACCGTGGCAGTCGACCCAACGACCGGCCTTTACAGCCTCGACGTAAATTACCAGCCCACCGGGGCGATGGGCGCGGTGATCTCGCTTCTGAATTCGCAGAAGGCCAACGAGATTGCATCCACGCTTCAGCAGCAGCGGGAGGCGCAGGCTTCCCTCGAGTCGCAGCAGGCAGAGCAGTACGGCTTGGCGAAACAGCGTGAGCAGAAGATTCGCGACGTGATGGCGCAGTTGCCGGAAGGTGCGAGCAGCGATGTCATCGCCGACACGCTCGTTCGCAACGGTGAGGATCCGAAACTCCTGATGCCCTACCTCCGCACGGCCAAGGCCGCCCAGGGAAAGAGCGAGGCTGCTGGCATCACGGCTACCGGGCGAGAGAACGTCGCGGGCATCAATCAGGGCTTGGGAGTGACGAGCGTCAGCGGCCAGGAGTTGCCACCGGCACCCCTGCCAACTGCGAAGGCTGGGCTGGCCGGTGCGCTAGGCGAGAAGGCGACAGCACAGGCCGATCAGACCAACGCGCTGACCGCTCCCAAGGTTGCCGAACTTGGCGCCCAGACTGACGCGCTAAAGGCGCTAGCCGATCTGAGGAAGGCGCAGGCCGCCGTCGCAAAACTCAAGCAGGCAGCTACAGGGAAGGCTTCACTCGGAGATCCCGAATTGGCCCAAGCGAACAAGACGATCACGGCAGTAAACGCCGAGATCGGGAAGTACCAGCGCGCCCTGCTGAACAAATACTACACAGCGGAAGAGGCTCCCTCGATCGCGGCGGAGATCAAGCGGCTTGAGGCGATGAGGGATGACGCGGTGCGCGTCGTGAAGTCTAAGGCCTCCGCTGGCGGCGCGTCTGGCGGTTCTTCCATGTTCGCTCCTGGCACGTTCGACACGAACACCGGGGGTGGTGTGACACCCGCTGCCCCCGGAACTTCTTCTCCTGGTCAGCCTGTAAGCAAAACGCTCGTTTTCCCGCCGTAGTGAATGGCGGAAGAGCAGCCCGACTTCATCGCCCAGTTCAGGGCGCTGAATCCAGACGCCGGACTTGAGAAGTACGACGACCAGACTCTTGCAGCCCTGGTCGGAGACCAGCACCCTGAATATCGTCCAAGGCTGGCGAAGTACCTGCACCCAGCGACCGCGTCCACGGGAGTACAAGAGCTCCCCGACTCAGGAAGTGCAGCGGCCGACCTCGAGAAAACGCTGCCGACCAAAAGGACAACCCTAGCCGAAGCGATCAACAGCCCGTCTCCGGGTCTGACTCGCTGGGCTGAAAACCTCCAGTCTGGCGATCCTCGCGCCAACATCGGGAAGGGCATCGCCAAGACGGTCGTGGGCATGATGACGCCAGGAAACGCTGCGCTGATCGGCGGTCTTGGCGAAGCGCCACCGTCCGTGGCCAAGCCCGTTTCGGGCCTCTTCGGCACTCAGCAGGCTTGGGGAGTCGTCAAGAGCATCCCGGAACTTGCTCGGCTGGCAGCCAATCGGGACTGGGCTAAGTTAGAGGAGCGGATGACGGAGACTGGCTTAGGCGCAGTCTTCGCGGGCCTCGGGCTTGCTCACGCAGCCAGTGGCCTCAAGGCGCCAGCGGCCGAGCCCCCCTCATCTACCCCTGCCGCTGAGGAGATCGCGCCTCTGAAGGCCACCCAGAAGGCCACAGAGAAGGCTGCCAAGGTCGTCTCGGACGTTGGGCCGGATACGACAGAGGCGTCAAAGGCGCAGAATTCCAAGGTTCTTCTACCTGACGGACCCTGGAACGGCAAAACTTCGTTGCAAGGGCGCCCTGCCATTCGCTTGCCTGACGGGAAAATCATCGTTGGCGGCGAAGATGCGAGCAATCACGGGGACGTACTCATGGAGCACGCCCCGCCCGGCAAGGAAATGCTCTCGCCTGAGCCTGGAATGCAATCCGGTTTCATCAGGGGCGACAGTTTCCACGAATCCCCCAACAGGGAGTGGGTCAATGTAGACGAGACGTACCAAGGGCCGAGCCGTATCGACGAAATGCGCCCGAAGGACGTTGGGCCGCCAGAACCCGCCGAAGGGCCTCCGATCGTCAAGGGTCAGCGCGGTGAAAAAGTCATCCCGAACGACGACGCCAACGAGCGCCTCACCGAGCAGATGAAGATCCCAATGCGGCAGGCCGGGGTCGACGTCAACGACCCGCAGGCTGTCGCGAACTTCCTCGGCAGAACGTACCGACTGACGAAGCCGATCGAGGTTACGAGCGTTGGCGATGTCCCGGTATCGGAATCGAGCGAGACTCCAACGGACTACCAGTTCGATCTGGCCAAGGGGACGGCGGATAAGGTCGCGCACGAAGTCCAGCACGCCCGCGTTCAGGAGGGCCAGATTCCGGAGGTGCCCGAAGGCCCCGGCGCCAACGACCAGATCGTCGGGCAGACGACGCAGGACATCGGCGGCGAGATCCCCAAGTACGCGGAACCGTCCAACGTCAACCTGAACCGGCTCGACATCTCGGACGAGGCCAAGCGCGGCATCATGGAAGTCGCGGCGGAGGTCGGTCGCCAGACGCCTATCCCTCGCGAGCAGACAATCGCGTCAGCCTCCGCCATTGGCGCGAACCTCGATCTCGCCAAGCAGATCGCGGACGGCACCAAGGATCTCCACGTCCAGGTGGAGGCGGTCAAGCAGTTCGAGGGTCGCGCTGCGGAGAATTACGCCGCGGCGAAGGCGAGCGGCAATCCGGCGGAGATCCAGCGCACGCGCAAGATTCTCCTCGAAGGCGTCAAGGCGGCTTCGGACACGCTGGCGAACGCGGGTCGTGGCCTCGCCGCCGCCGGCATTGACACCAAGCCGGGGCCAGAGGCGCAGGTCGCGCTCGAGATCGGGAAACTCATCAACGAGATGGAGGGTCGCGGCAAGGACGCGACCGCGCTCAAGGAGAAACTCGACGCCACCGACCTCACCGATCCAGTCCAGCGGAACAAACTGCGTAAGGTCGCCGGCATCAAGGGCTTCACCTGGAATCAGAAACTCGGCTACTACTATGTGAACTCGATCATCTCGGCCCTGCCGACAGCGGGGATTAAGGCGGCGTCGGACGTGGCGACGATCCTGTCCAGTCCGGTGAGGACGCTGGTCGGGGCTGCTGCCAACAAACTGACCGGCGCGGAAACGCACCCGATCGCCGAGACTGGAGCGCGTGTCGCCGGGATGTGGTCGTCGCTCAACGACGCCATGAGCGCCTTCGCGGAGACGCTCAAGAGCGGCTCGTCGATCTACAAGCGCACGCCGCCGATCACCGGCAAGACTGGCTACGTCATTGGTACGCCGATGCGGCTGCTCGGAGCGATCACGGACGCGGCCCGGCACGTCAACATTCGTGGCGAGCTCTACGAGCAGGGAATGCGCGAGGCCCTGAACTCCGGCAAGACTGGCGCGGAGGCATGGGATCACGCCCGCGAGTACGCCAACGACCCTCCGGAAGAGGGCCTCGCCGCTGCCACGACTGAGGCTGCCAAGGACACCCTGACGCAGCCGCCGGGCAAGTGGACGAAGGGACTGCTGCACTTTCGCGAGCAAGTCCCCGGAGCGATCGTTGAGATTCCGATCGTCACGACACCGCAGAACCTCGTCAAGGTGGCGTTCGAGACGAGCCCTCTTGGCTTCGGAAGCATCCTGAAGGACGGCTTGGTTCTGGGGCTACCAGATGGCCAAGGCCGGCAGGCTGACCGGAGCAGGACCGACGGATCCGCGGGAGTTCGCCGCGCTCTACAAGACCGGCTGGCGCCCAGGATCGCTCCAGACCCCGATGGGCTACATGCCGCTCCGGTTTCTCGGCCCTTACGGTTACTCGCTCGGGACGGTTGCCGATGTCGCCGAGATCCAGAAGGACGCCCCGCGGGCCAAGGGAGACACGCAGTTCGAGCAGTACGCGACCGCCTCCGCCGACCACATCAGCCGGTTCATCCTCGAGCAACCCATGCTCCAGGGCCTGGCCGAGATGTTCGAGACGCTTCAGAATCCAGGGCACTTCCCGATCGCCGCAGGTCGCGCAGCGGGGGGATTCGTGCCCTCGATCGTGGCCCGCGCTGGTGCGTCGATCGACGACAGCCAGCGGAGGGTCGACAGCTTCGGCGCGGCCGTCCGAGCCCGCGTGCCATTCTGGCGCGAGGGCCTCTCACCCAAGCGGGATATGTACGGCGAGCCGATCGCGGAGCCGGGCACACCGCTCGAACGGTCGTTGTCGCCGACGGCGCGCTCCGAGGCCCGCGACATGTCCGCGCCGGAGTTGGCCTACATGAAGGCCAAGATCGGCCAGGTCTCAGGCACGATGCCCATGACCATCCACGGCCAGAAAAGCAGTTTTGCCCTCAACCGCGAGGATCTGGACCGGCTCGAGGTCATCACCGGCCAGAAGGTCAAGTCGATGATGGATACCCTGGAGAAGCAGGGCACCGCATTCTCCGCCAAGACTGACGAGCAGCAGAAGGCGATCGTCAGGGACATGGTCGACGGCGCCCGCGCCTACGGTCGCGCCAAGTTGATGTCGGAACTGAAGAAGAACGGAACGCTTCAGGCCTACATCGAGGGCGCGCAGGGGCGACTCGCGGCCCGCAATCAGCCCAACCCCTACCTCGAGTCGCTTGAGAATCCGACCAACGACAAGGCCCTGACGATGCTTGAGCGGTATCACGTCCCCCTATCGGGCCTGCCGGATGGCATCCCGGACGATCTCTCCGACGAGTATATGGATCGGCTCAAGAGTGCGAGGGCCTCCGTGTTCCATGCCGTGACCCAGAACCCGTCGGAGCTCGGCTCGCTCGATCCGGACGAGGCCAAGCGCCGCGTCGAGAAACTGGAGTCAATCGCGATCGACCTAGCCAAGAAGCAAA